GATTCGCGTACTTCACCGCGATCGCCGTGTTCCGTACTCCCCACCGTCCGGATCGGTGCATATAATTCGGATCGTCATCGGCCGCCAGTTCGAGAAGTTTCTCCGCATGGCCTCCCACGGTGACAAACAGCACTTCCGGATGTAGACGGGCGAATTCAGCCATTGCCATCGCCGCGTAGGGGAATCGCTTGTGCGGTCCCGACCCGCCCAGGGCCCATATCACCACAAACCGCCCTTCGAGGGTCTTTCGCCAGATCCGGGCTATCCCCTCTTCCTCTTCCGAGAAGAAGATCTCCCCGTTTTTCTTTCGAAGGTCGAACCCCGCGAACTTCAAAGCGTGGTCGTAGTAGTTGACGTTCCCGTACTTCGCCCGCCGCTCATCGTCGTTCCATTCGTACTCCGGGTTGCGCCCCTTGATGGCCAGGAGGGCTTCCTCGATCGTTCCGGAGAGGTTAATGACGCGATCGTACCCTCGGGAGAGCCCCTTCCAGTAGGATTCCAGGGCCGGATTCGGAACTTCGTCCATCGCCTGATAGATGAATTCGTCCACGTTGGGGTTGTGCTTGGCAATCTCCATGCCGTTATCCGAGGTATTGAACGTGACGTGATACCCCTCATCTTTCAGGGCTCGAAGCACGGGCGTTGCGATGATCGCGTCTCCGATGCCCCCGTAGCGGATCACGAGGGCCTTTTTCACCCGTTCCAGGGTCGGCGATCGCCGGTCGATCACGAGCCCGGGCACGGTGGAGAGCTTCTTCAACACCAGGTCGAAGGAGTATTCATTCTCTTCCGCGTGGATCTCGTTGTGCAGGATCTCGAACGATGCGAATTCCCGCATGATCTCAAGGACGCCTTCCGGCCTGAAATCGTGCTTGTGGTCCGGATTCGCCCCCTCATGGCCCACCCGCGGGTACAGATCCGCATGGGGAAGGTAGAGGACGAGGTTCCCCCCCGGCCGGATCACCCTCCACCACTCTTGAAGGAGCCCCGGGGGATCCTTGGCGTGTTCGAGGTAATGAGACGAGAAGATGAAATCAAAGATATCATTTGCAAACAACGTGAGCCCGCCTTCGAGGTCGATCGCAAAATCCGCGGCCGAGTCCTTCTCCCGGCCGATATCGCAACCGATGGCCGTTTCCTTGATCTTCTTCGTCCCACAGGCCAGGTCGAGTCCCTGGCCGGTGCAGAACCGCAGAAGCCGCGGCCGGCACTTCTCCACTTCCGGGACATACTCCGTCATATCTTTTAACGGTTTCCAGGTCATTGGTTCGTCGCTCCCTTCCCCTTGCGCAACACCAGGGCGAAGGAATACTCCTGCCAGATATCCTCCACGCCTGGATCAATCGGCCGGTTTTTCTTGAGTACGGTCGAGTAATCCATCCCGCGCATCCACCCGAGGATATCCTCCGGGAAGAGCCGCTTCCAGATGTGTTCCTCCCCCTGGTTCGTGATGTAGTCTCCATGCGGAAGGTACAGGCAGAGGTATCCTCCGGGCTTGATCTTCGACCACCAATCCGGAAGCCTCAAGCCCGGGTCGACCAGGTGTTCGAGAAGGTGAGACGAGAAGATGTAGTCGAGGGATCTCGGCGCGATGAGCCAAAGGTCCTCGTTCAGATTCCAGGCGATGTTCGTCGTTCCCGGGATGAAATCGCAATCCACGCCGATCGCCTCCCGGCTGATCTTCTGACACCCGCATCCAAGATCGAGCCCTACTCCCTGGGCGTAAGGAGTGAAAAGAGCCCTTGCCTTCTCCACTTCCGGGATGTAGGAGTGCGTCCGTTCCGGCCGGCTTTTCTCGTTCCAGATGATCGCCGTCATAGCGCCGCCGCCCCCGCCGCGATCCCCGACAGGGGTTCCGGCTTCCAGTCGATCGCCTCGATGGGCGGGGGGACCTTGGAGACGTACAAGGGCGTCCGATGCCTTCCGGACCACGACCAGGGGCATCTCGAATAGACGAATTCCACGCGGTTCATGACTTCCTCTTTATCGAAGGTGTAGCTACATTCCGACAGCCCGCTGTCCCGGACCGGGACGTGGCAATCTGAAGGCTCGTAGATCGCCCGGTTGCACGGAGAGCATTTCGTCTGGGACTGAATCGAGAAATCGTACTGCGCCCCGTAGGTGAGTTGCCTCACCGAGGCGTCCGTCGCCAGGTAGATCCTGGGAGTGCCCCACATGACGGAGGCCGTCAGGAGCCCCGTAGGCGGCCCGATCACCAGATCCGCATACCGGGCCATGAGGATGAGTTGACGGATCGGCGCGCCGAGGGTGGAGGTAACCCTACCGTCGAATCCAAAGGGCTTGTTGACTCCCTGGCCGTCGCCGGCCAGGTAGACGTTCGCCAGGGGGTACTTCTTCAAGATCGTCTCGGCCCAATCCTGGCATTGCGGGAACTGCTTGTGAAGAGTCGTTCCGTGGAGCGGCATGAGGACGATGAACCTCCCCATATTCGCGTCCCGCCACTTCTCGGCCCACTCGATTTCCTTGCTCGTGAAGGCCATCGCGGCGTAGCCTTTCGTCTCGATCTCCTTGTAGGCGTCCTTTTCGTTGCCCAGGCAAAGATGGAGCGGCATGACGGCGAAGGGCTTCTTCCCCAGGAGCTTCCTTCGCTTGTTGATGGATAGATTCCAGTACCTCGGCTGTTCCCGTTGCGCCAGCCCCATCCCCTCGATCGTGTTCGACAGGTGGAGCAAGGTATCCGGCCGGATCCGGTTGATGAGAGCTTCCCAGACCCCTTCGATGGCGCTTTTCTGGTGTTCCTTCGGCACGACAAAGGGCTCGAACCAGGAAACCTCCTTCAACCGATCGTCCTGCATGAAGATATCGAATCCCTTCCGATTCGTATGGAGATAAACCTCTTCCCCGCGATCGTACAGAGCCCGCATCGTGGGCAAGGTGTAGAGCCAATCCCCGAAAGCCGCGTACCGGATGACGAGCGTTTTCCCCATCACTCGTTCCTTGCGATCGAGGCGTTCGCCCACATGACGGCCTCTTCCAGGGCCGTCAGGGCCAGGGACCGTTCCCGGGACGGCGGGCATTTCCCCAACAGGATCAAAGCCATTCCACCCGCAACCTCCCGGATGACGAGGTACCGCTCGGGCTGATCCCCTTTCGGCGGGTGATAGGTGAAATCCTTCTTCATTCTCGCCTGGTCCTCTTCCGTCAGATACGGAAATTCTTTCTTCAATTCTTCGAGTTCCAATTCCTCCCCGTGAAAAAACTTCATCCCCTTCCCCCTTGGTTTTAAGAGGTGCCCCCGAAGGGGCCCCTCAGGTTGACGGTTGGTATCCTTACGCCGATTCGAACAGTTCGACGAAGGTGAGGACCGCGGACCCGATGACCGGGGTTGACGCGATCGTTCCACCCACGACGGACAGACGAACGACGTCTCCGGTCGTGAAGTTGGTTTCCGTGACGCTCATCTCCTTCTGAGTCGCGTCGGCCTGGGTCCCGTAGGTCCCGGTTCCGAAGGCCACATCGGCCCCCGTGCCGGCCAGGGACTTAACCACGTTCACGACCGGCCCCGCGGCCGTCCCGCCCGTGGTGTTGTAGAGGGAACACCCGATGATGCGCATCGGGAACGGGATCCGGATGGAAGTGCCGGCGATGGCGCCTCCCGCCGAGGTCCCGGTCAGGGTGAGGGTTGTACCGATTCGGAGCGTTTGCTTCGCTCCACCGATGGCCGAATAGGACCGTCCTCTTGCGTCACTCATGGCGGCCCCCTCCTATGCGCTGCCGAACTTGACAATGCTATTGTCAGGATCGGCGGCCCAGAAGATTTTGAAGCCGAGCAAGGCGTACCAAGCGATCGCCTTGTCCCGTCCGAAGTCCTTCACTTCGTACCGGATCTCTTCCGGCACGACGATCGCCTCCATGACCGTATCGGCCCCGAAGATGTACGCCTCGCCGAAGGCCGCCGAGACACCGATGGCGTTGGACATGGCGTTGTTGCTCTTCGAGAACCGGGTCTGGTAGTAGGAGCCGATCTCCCCGTTCACCGGGTACTTGGTGTACTGCCAGATCGCCTGGAGCTTGTCGTGGAGCCCCCGGGCGGCCTGGGTGGAGAGGATGCCGTGGTAGAACCCACCCGAGAACTTCGCCGCCTTCATGGTCTGGTACAGGTAGTCGACGATGTTCTTGACGTGGTAATCGTCGAACGTCGCGGAGGCGGTCTGGGTGGGCGTGGCGTCCGTGTAGACGTTGTACGCCGCGCTTGAGGAAGCGACGTAGATGATCTTCGTCGCGGCGAACTGCGCCTCGACGGTGATATCCATCGTCTCCACCATGTCGTTCTTGAGGATGCGGTTGATCTTCTGCGACTCGTCGAACTGCGACAGGGCTTCGAGCTTCCCCGTGTACCCGTGGCCGTTGCCGTACTCCGTAACGGTCAGGGTGCCTTTGTAGGGGGTGTGGGACCGGCGCGGCATGGTAGCGGTTTCCACGAGCGTCCCGCCTGCCGTGCTGATGTTGCTCCACTTGTCGAAGTTCACCGTGTCGCCTTTGCTCTTGCCGAATTCCTCCTGCACGTCGGCGTACTGACGGAACACCATCTCCGCTTGCGCCGCGTGGCGGGTGGTACGGCTGAGTTTGGCGTTAGCCAGGTAGGATCCCTGGTTAACCCAGTTGGAAGCGACCGCCATTGGTTTCTTTTGGCCTCCTTAAAGGTCCGTTAGATGGTTGGCCGAAGGACGCGATTCCGGACGGCGTTCCGATGCGCGAATTCCGCGGAAGGATCGTCTCCTGGATCTTCGGCTTCGCCCGTTCCCGGTGCGCCTCCCGAAGGAGGAAGGCCCCCGGCGCTGATATCCGTTCGTTTCTTGTTCAGCCGATCCGCGATCTCCTTTTCCTTCGCCGCGTCCCTGGCTCGGAAATGAGTCGCTACGGCGTCCCCGATCTTGGAGAGTTGATCGAGTTCGGACAGACCCGAGATTTCCGGGCCCAGGCGTTCGGCCTCCTTGAGGAACACGCCGTAAGCCTCCCCCGATTGCGCGTAGGGGAGGACGTGGGCGTTGGTCGCGTAGTAATCCGAGAGAAACTTCTCCCTCGTCGGTGCGTCCAACGTGGACGGGGTATCGGGCGGTTGCTCGGCCGTGGGCGAGGCGGGCTTGAGGGATGCGAGATCCCGCTTCGTCAACGGCTGATCGAGTTCCTTTTCCACTTCCGTCTTGTCGTGTTCCACGATTTTGACCGGATCGACGTACTTTTCGTACAGCGTGACCTTGCCCTGCGCTTCGGCGTTCTTCCTGCGTTCCTCCGCAAGAGCCTGGTTCGCCTTCGTGAGGGCCGCCTGTGCGTCTCTCACTCGTTTCTCCGATACGGGGTCCGGAGTTCCTTCGGCGCCCTTCGCCGGCGCCGCGGGCGCGTCTCCTGCTTTAGCCGAATCCGGGCTTGCCGGGGGCGTGGCGGGATCCGCGGCGGGTGCCGTGGGGGCCTTTTCGCCGGTGCTTTCGGAATTCGGAGCGGCATCGGCGTGATCGTAGATGCGCTCACGAGCGGAAGCTGACGGCAACGGTGGGATACCTGTAGCGAGGGGTTCGCCTCCCCCCCCGCTTCCACCTTCTGACCCTGGCTCTGCCAGGGTGAGTAGAAGGTTTTTGAACATGAACACCTCCCTATTTGCTTTTCTTCCGGGCGGGGATTTCTCCCTGGCCGGTCGAGGTTGAGGGTTGCGAGAGCGAGAGGATGTAATCGTTTCCGATCTCGATCTCTTGGCTGATTGCCAGTTCCGGGCTCATGAGCCGGAAGGACGATTTCCCGGCAAGCTCGAGGTATTTCCCCCGATCGAGCAGGGGATCGAATACCGGGACGAACGTGAGGACCGCAACCACGCACGGAGTCTTGTTGACGATCGCCACTTCCTGTCCGTTCTTGGTACAGGTGACCTTTACTTTGATCTCGTTGACTAACACCTTCCCCCCTTCCTACTGCGTGAGATCCGGAGACTGATCCTCCGGTAGATCCTCGGCGTTTAAGTGAGCATCGGCCGCGGTCGTTTTCAGGGAGTCCTCGAAGAGCCCAAGCTCGAAATGCGCCCCGATCGCGGCCGCCAGGATCGAATGACTCTCGAGGTTGAGGTAAGCCTTTGCTATCAATTCCTCCTTTCTCTGTGCGATGTACCCCTGGATATGAGCCGTGTAGACCGCGGATCCGAGGAATTCCCGGATCGCCTGTCCCCGCTGAATCCGCACTTGCAGGGCTATTTTCTGATCGGCCGTCAATTCCATCTACCTTGCCTCCTACTGCATCCTGGTACTGGCTTCCTTGAGGAAAGCCATTACCGCTTCGGGAGATTTCCCGCCGCCTTCTGCCGGCGCCGGCGGGGCCGGAGGACCCGGGGGAGGCGCCGCGGGGGTAACTGCGGGCCCGCCAGGTACAGCTCCGGGCGTTACCCCAGGTGCGGGGGGAAGAGGCTGACCCGTAACGGGATCCACGGTGCCGGGGGCCCCAGGCACGGCGGCCGGCACATCGAGGACGAGTTGATCCGGATTCGGCCAATCGAACGTATTGAAGAACCGATTGAGGAATTCGTCCAGGTCGAGCCGTTGCAGGAGAGCGGGGACCTTGGCGAGGACTTCGATCGCCATGAGGATATCCTGGCGGTCCTTCTGCTTGTCGAAGAAAGCCGTAAGGCCCTTCACCCGGATCGGATACCGCTTGTTCATGAAGGCGTACTTCTCGGCTTCCGGCAGATTGGCGATATCGAAGCCTTCCTGCCGGAAGATATCGTCCGTCTCGGGGTTTAAGAGCGGGTCCATGAAATACTGCACCGTGAAATCCCGTGCCACTTCGACGGACTCGATGACGCCGCTTTGCTCGATCGACGCGGCGATATTCTCGAAGGACAGGGAGGAAGCCTCCGTGTTCCGGTTGACTTCGGTAGCCGTCGTATCCCTGCGGGCCGGCATCCCCTGGATCGCCGGCGTCCAGGTCGTATGATTGTCGATCCCGTTTTTGAAGAATTCCGCAAGCGAGAACACGCCCGCGGGGATATCCCCTCCCTGGGTCTGGTGGAAGGCTTGCCCGAGGGGTCCCTTCGTCTTGAACATCTTCCCAGGGGTCAGCCCGCCTTCGGCCTGTTGCGGATCCTTCAAGGCGTCGACGTTCACTTCGGACGGCGCCAGGAGGGCGAAGAGGGCCTTGTCGCCGGCGATGTTGATGATATTATCCAGGGCGTTCAGGATCGGCCGGATGCCGTCGATCATGCCGGCGCCGATGCATTGGAACAGGACCTTCAGGGGCGTGATGAAAACGTAGGGGTGTTTCCGGAGCCAGTACGGGGAGGGCGAGGGTTTCAGTAGGAGGTACTTCTGGTTCGCCACGATGAACCGGCCGTCCTTGACTACGATTCCCCCCTTATCGTCCGTGACGGTTCCCCAGAAGGTGTGCAGGACCACTTCCTTGCGGTATCTATTCGTGGGCTCCTTGATCTTGAGCATCTTGAGGCGCTCTGTATCGGCCTCGGTGCGGGCGGCCGTCCCGTAATCCTCGCGGGTCAGGCGGTTCAGTTCCTTCTTGTCCCAGGAGATGCCCTCCTTGTTTTCAAGCAGGGTATGGAGTTGCGGCCGGGATTCCTCGATGATCCAGGACCGATCGAGGGGGAAATGGACGAGAAGCGGATTCACAAGTTCGATTTTCAGCTTCGCCCGCTTCGTCGTTTCCTTGACGAAATCGTATTTCTGCACAACGGCCTTTCCGGTAGACGGGTCGATCACCGGCTGTCCCGTATTCGGATCCACGACCGGGATCGGCGCCCAGACCACGCGATCGTCCTCCACGTTTTCCGGGGAGAACCGCAGGATCCCGAGCATGACGGCCAGGGCCGATTCGACGCCTTCTCCGAAGGAATCGACGAAATTCGCCTCGTCCAGGTGGAAGCGTACCTTGCGGGTGAAGGCCCTTGCGAAGTTATCCATCGAGTCCTTGATCGGCTGTCCCGTGACGGGATCCATCTTCTGTGGGGCGTCATCCTGGCGCTCCGCGACGAATTCGAAGAACTTCTCCGACTTCATGAGGATCCGTTTCAGGAGCCCCGCGGCGCCCTTGATGGCGGGGTAGACGGTCGGGACCACGATCTTATGTTGCCAGTCCTTCTTCTTCGAGTAGTCCCGCGAAGATCGGTAGCGGTCGTAGCACTCCACCATCACCTTTCGTATCGGCCCGAAGGTATCCTCGGACTCCTTGAGACAGGCGTTGAGGAAGTCTACATATTCTTGGCTTGTCATCCTCGGGCTCCATTATAGGATTGCGGGACCTGGAAGATCTCCAC